ATTATTCCAGAATCATTAGCGTTACTAGAAGCTCCACTATTTAATTCAAGTAAGTTATCTGCAATCGTTGTGTTGGTTGAAGCTACTGTAGTAGTTGTGCCATTTACAGTAAGGTTGCCCGACAGTGTGAGGTTAACTGCTGTTGCTGTTCCTGTTAGTGCTGGTGCAGCTAAAGTTGCGTAATCTCCAAGTTCTGTCTGGACGTAAGCAGTAGAAGCAGCTTTAGTTGTGTTGTCATTAGCACTAGCAGTAGGTACAGTGACCGTTCCCGTGAATGTTGGACTAGCAGTTGGTGCTGACGCTGCTAAACTCGCTATCGTCTTTTCTACATCTGAACCAGAATCATCATAAATAATTGCATCCGCCTTGATTTTTCCGTACGCCATGACTAACTAACAAGAATATATTTAGAGTTTACAGGAATGGTAAGAATCACGCCACTTGCCAAAGTAACGTCACCAACACTCATTGCGTTTTTACCAGTAGTAATTGTAAGGCTAGATGAGATCGTTTGATCTGTTTCAGTGATAGCAGTTGATATTGTTTGCCAGCTAAGAGTTCCAGATCCATTTGTTTGCAAGTACTGTCCTGCCGAACCAGATCCAGGTACACCAGAGGAAGCACCAATATCAGCTTTAGAAACTAAGTTACCTGTCGCTGTAACTCCACCTTGCCAAGAACTTCCGTTATATACACGTAATTCATTAGCAGTAGTATCAAAATAAAGATCTCCAGTATTTAAACTAGAAGATGGTTGAGAACTTGCTATACGATATTGATCTGCAAAATTGTTAACACTAGCTAAGTTTGATGCGACAGTATTAACATTAGAAATAGAGCCACCGACAGAGTTTACGTTAGAAATATTAGTAGCAACAGTATTGATATTTGAAGCATTACTTACTGCTGCATTAATGTTAGTTTCGTTGCTTGCACATGAACTGATATTTGAAACATTGGCAGCAACTGTAGTGACTTCTGTTGCTTTAGGAGATAAGCGATGGAAAGTATATGTATGAAGAGTAGAAGTTGTTTCAACAATTCCACCATATCCTGCTCCTAATACTGTTGAACCACATCCTGTAATTGTTACCGTGTTACCTGAACCTGCACCATTAGCTATAGTTACAGTTCCACCAGAAGGAGTATGAGAAGAAGCAAATTCTTTGATACTGACTAAGGTTCCTGCTCCATTGTTTACATCAGGGTTAGCAGCAGGGAAAGATGTTTCATTTGCTATTGGTACAAAACCACCTACGTCATCAACTAAATCTGTAATTCTTGCATCAATAGCAGAAGTCGTTGCAATCTTATCGTCAGCAGCACTCCAACTTTCTCCTGATTGAATTTCACTTAAAGTATCTTTTCCATAAAATATCTCACCTGCTCTCTTTGCTGAGTAAGTTTTAGTGTCACTTGTTGATGTACCAGAAGTAACAAGTGCTGTACCACTCATGTCATTGATGACAGGAGAAGTAAGAGTTTTGTTTGTTAGTGTTTCTGATCCTGTTAGTGTTGCTGCTGCGTTTAGCTTTGTGTGATCTGCATCAGTAAATACATTGCTATCACTGGCTGCTTCTACGGCTGCTCTAATTTCTGCGTTAGTTTGATCTGCTGTTGCATTAGCTTCTATACCATCTAACTTTGCACCATCAACAGATAAATCTCTTCCATCAATACTCCCTGTAAATGTATCTATATAGTTTTTAGTTGCTGCGTCCTGTGCTGACGTTGGATCAGCGACATTAGTTAATCGAAGATTTGTACCAGATTCACCTAAAGAAGGAAGACCTGTATCTTCATCAACGCTGACTGTTTTACCTTGGTTATCTTTTAACTCTTGGTCTATATATAAACTCTGTAATGCACTTGTATCTAAGTCGTTAGCAGTAAGGGTTGAACCATCTGCATAATCGACAAGAGGAGAACCAAGTGATGAGTTTCTTCTTACTTCTACTCTTAAGTTTGCTGACGCTAGACCTGTATTTAATCGTATAAGTTTAGGAGATACGTTAGTTATTACTTGGTACTGGGCTGATCCTGTCCCTTGAGAGATTTTGTTGTAATTAAGGTAGACCTCAATGTGCTCTTCTTTGATGTACGGAAAGGTAAATGTAAAGTCAGTAGTACCTTGTGCTGAATTTGAATTGACTATGTACGATGCTGTGTAACTCATGGCTTCCGTTTACTGGTCATTGTACTGATTGTATATATTCTGTCGCACTAACCCTCTTTTTGGAACCTACTTTCTTAATTGCTTCTTTTTTTGGTACGTTAAATAAAAGGTGAGAGTCAGTATCTATATCGCTAACTGTCTGTCTTTTGTCTTCTTGTAGTACTTCTAGTACATGTTCATTATTAGGATCATTTTTAAATAACCACTTAGCTCTTTTTAGATATGCTCTCCATACAGGCAAGATCAACCTTGTTCTTGGAGTTTCTTCCCCTTCTGAAAGCTCTACATCTTCAGGTTGGTTTAAGTAGTTTTCAGAGTTCATTATATTAAATAATGATTCCCATAAAGTTGCATCTTGATAATCTGGATGGCCTGTCATTGTTAAATACTTCAAGTATTGGTCATACGCTGGTGCACTTAATGTCACATTTTTTTGAACGTCATCAGCACTAGGAGCAGGGAAGCTAGAGCCAAACCCTCTTAATCTCATCAATTCTGCAACAACATGATCTTTTCTTCCTTGACGATCTTCTAATGAAATAGTTTCTTCTTGGCCTGTTCTTCCTACGACTTGAGGTAAAGCACCGACAAAAGGAATAAAGCTATATGCAATAGGTAAATGAGTTAAGAAAAATGCACTTGTTAATCTTGAAAGCCAAGGTTCATCTTGTAAGCCACCTAAGTCATCATCATGCAAGAAACCAGGATTCCATAGTGGATCTCCTGTTACATGATTTCTTTTCATAGGAAGAGTTTCAGACCAAAAAGGAGTGTTTTTCTTTATTTCATTTACAAATGCTCTTGTTAAACCAAACAAACCACCACCACTTTCTGTGTATGGGTATGTGTAACCAGTCGTAGGATCTTCCCATTCAAAGCCTGCTTTGCCATATCCAACTTCAGGATCTACTGTCTTTGTTCTTGGATCTCCTAAGTTAACTCTCTTGTATGGATCAATAGCTTGTGTTAGCTCTCTTACTCTGGAGCTATGAGGGAACATTGAAAGTGCTTTCTTAAACGCAAATCTTTCAACTTTTCCTATTTCACCTGGTCTTGGTGCAGATTGACCAAACCCACTAGGTAATAGGTTTAGTAACTCAGCAATACCAGCGTAATAAGTACTTTCTAAAGTTCCTGCCATAACGGAACCTGCAAGGTCAAATGCCATTGCACCAGCATGATATTGTCTGTCTTGCCATGAGATTGAAGCAGCAAGATCTTTGTAGTCAGCAACCATTCTAATAATGCTACTAATAGGTTCATAAGCTCTATAAGATTCCCACTCTGTCCATTTTTGAATACCGTCTTCATCTATATATTTCCTTCTAAATGACATTGGCCTCATCCCTCTTGCTTCCCATAACCCTCTTGCTTCATGACTTAATGGCCCTGCCCCTGTCCACTGCCAATCGTCATTATTCATAAAGCCTATTAAAGCTGGTATAACTGCTAATCCCATTGTCATTTCAGTCTTCCATGAGTTAGAGAAGAAAGCATCTTCATCAAACACATCTCTGTAGAAGCTATCAACAGTCAAGTTAAAACCTGGAAGCATCCTTGCTGTTTGCTTCATTATGTCGGAAGGGGATCTAACAAATGGTTGTGTAAGAGTTGCAAGCCATCCCCATCTTTTTCTTTGAATACTTGACCACATAGAAGGAATAGCTGACCATCCACCTGTTAGGAAAGGTGTTTCTTCTCCTCCCATTGGAAGTGTTGTCTCCCCACCTCTAAAGAATTTAGCAGCAGGATTATTTACAGCGTTATATCTCCAACCCATTCTTTCGTCAAACTTACCTGTTTTATATTTCAAAGCAAAATCATTGATCTCATCATAGTTTTTAGGATCTATACCTGACTGCACTGCAAGTTCTTGTCCATGTGCAAAAGTCCTATGTTCCATTTTTGCTCTTATATCGTCAGTAAATGTCAGCATCCTTCCCATCTTTAATGCAGCAGGATGGGTATTGATTGCATCTGTAATGTGTTTGCCATCGACAATCGCATCATGTGTAAAGTATTTAACTTTTTCTGCTGCATAGTTTTCTGCAAATCTCATAGCTTCATCACTTGCTAATCCTTCTCTTGCTGCTTGTTGTAATCCTTCTTCTAGCCCTATTACATGTAGATAACTATTACCAACTAATGCCTTTTGATATGTTTCTATTGCGACCTGAGATCTAATATCAAAGGTATTAAATTTCCAAAGAGCATTAAGAACAGCTTGAGTAGTGTTGTTTGCTCCTAAAGCTTTTGCTAGTTCTGATTCATTTAAGTTATAAGCACCTTTCTTGCCTGGCAATCTAACAGCTTGTCCTCTTTCGGTAGCAGCTAATGAATCTCCTATAAATTTTTGAGTGTTAATGTCAAATGATCCTGCATTGCGATAGGCATCGAAATAAAGCTGTCCATCTCTAAATGCTTTAGATGCTAGTTGCAAAGCTCCCCATGATTCAGTGACCAAGTGCATATACCAACTAGCTGTAATTGGTAATCTTTGGATAAAGGCACTGGGGTTAATAGGAATAATGCCCCCTTTTGGCACAGTTAAAGTTCTTTGATACAGGTCAAGTGCTGGTGTTGCATAAGCTCTTAGTAATGGGACTGAAGTTTGAACAGTCCATGTCTTAGCTGCTGAAAGGATTCCACTAACTGTATGAGTTGCAAGACTTCTTCCTGCTAGTTCAATCTTGTCTCCTGTTGATAGTTCTTTAGGTTTTCCTTGGGGTGTTGTTGTGCCTGTTCTTGTTTCTATTGTTGATGCTGCTGTTTCTAAGTTTGGCCCTGTCATTATTTTTTCTATATTGCCAATACCTAAACCAGTTTCTAATCCTTCATCACTAATTATTTTTGCAATTTCTTTAATCCTTAGTTTTGTACCTGGCCCCCATTTACCTGTTACTAAAGCCTCTTGTACTTCTTCTCCGAAGATTTTACCAAGACTAATATTGTCTGGATTTGTTATATCTCCTGCTGCTGCTGCTGTTTTTTCGTCTATTTCTTTTAATAAACCCATTGGTTCAAGGGTTACATTGATACCATCTACTGTGTCTATCTTTCCTTGAAGAGATTGAAGTCGTTGACCTAAACTTCTTGTAACTCTTTGAAAAGTTCTAAAGGTTTTTAGTGCATCAACTGTTGCTACTTCCATTTCAGTTACAGCTTTATTCCAATTAATTTCTCCTGATCTAATTGCGTTCATTACATTTGCAGCTTTAACTCCTGCTTCTTTTCCTCTAATTACAGTTGCTATTCTTAAATTATGGAGAACCATTATGTCTGCTTCTGTGTTCTGAGCCATGTCTTTAATTCCTTTAGCAGCCATTTCGACTTCAGAGAAATTCATTCCTGTTTTTCTTAGTGAAGTAAGAATGTCATCAAGAACTATTTGATTCTTTAAATTAGGCATCCCTGTTGAAGTGATCCTGTCTGTTACAGAAGAAACTGCTCTGTAAAAAACTTCGCTTGGTGTATCTCTTGGAACATATTGAGTTCTAAATTTGCCAGAACTTACAATATTTAATATGTCTTGTTGTTTATATAAATCATCAGTTCTCATCTGACCGTTTTCAACTTTCTTTAAATCTTCTAAGAACCTTTTATTAATTTTTGCATTAATAGATTCACCTGTTTCACCTTCTTTGAAATCAGGCAGATCGGCTGCACCTGCGGAAAAATATGGATCTAGTTCACTAAACTCTAAATTAGTTTTTCTTGCAAGTTTTTTATAACGACCATTTATAAAGTCGTTAAATATTTTCTTACTATTACCTAATCCTAATTGAGCTTGCACACTCCAAAGAATATTGTTAAAGAACATCTTTAAAGTATGAGCGACAGCCCTTAAAGAACCTCTCTTAATAGGCTCATCTAAGTCGTCTGCATAAGTCCACCATTCGTCTAACATTGTCTCTACAAAATATTCATCAATATTTGAATATCTATAAGCATCTTCTGTATATTGACCTCTATTAAATTGTTTTAATTCATCATCTGTTAGTGTTTTTAACCACTTAGCTTTCTCATTGTTAAATTCTTTTACAAGTCGTTTTAATTCTTTTTTTGGTAGGTAGCGAGAAAGACTATGCCACAACTCATGTATCATTACTGTTTGTATTTCACCAGCTTGTACTATATTTTGTCTGATTTGAAGTAAATTATTTGCATAGTTAAAACGACCTCTAGGCGTAAGTTTTGCAGTAATAGATAAAGAGACATCATCAAACATTGATCTGCCTATCGTGTCCATGAATTGCATTATTGCGTCCCTATCTTCAACTCTTTCTTTAAATATTCCTTCCCATTGATCTCCAAATTCTTTTTTAGAACCCATCTGACTAGGAAGGGTGCTACCTCTTAATCTCTTCTCTATGTAGTCAGCACCTTGACTACCTTTTATCCCTCCTTTGTTGGTCTGAAATGGTTTCTTTACTGGTCTTATCTTGTCTTCAAAATCACCTTCACTAATTAATGTTTCTGCTCTTGGCTTGACTTCGACAGCTTGGGCTTTTGGCTGGTCATCACTCTTAACTTCAAGGGTAGGTGGTTCTGTTTTCTTTTTTAATCCTTCTAGCTTCTTGAGTAACGGAGATCTCTTCCTCCAATCTGCCATATATGTTTTGTATGCAGGTGTCCACTTCCCATTCACTTTCATCTGCCCTTTAGGAGGCTTTGGAGGTTGAGGGCCAAGAGCGTTTAACTCAGCATTTGTTTCATCTAGTAATGCTTTTGTTTGTTTAGCTTCAAAAACTTTCTTGGCATCAGGTGGTGGTAATTGCTTTGGTGTCGTAGGAACTTCTTCAACAACACTTTGTGCTGGTATATCAATAGCTTCTTCTATTCTTCTAAGTGTCCTTGCTCTCTTTAGAAATCCTTTAACACCAGGAATTTGTTCTGTAATGTTTTTCCTTCTACCTGAAGGTGAGGTTGTGATTGACCAGAAATCTCTTAAAGCTTTTTGAACACCTTCTTCTAAAGTTACTCTTGCAACATTTAAGACATTAACAATATCTCCTGCTGTATCAATTCCTCCTTTCCACTCATGGCCTAAAGCCTTATCCATTGCATTAATAATTCTATTAAATGCAGCTTCATCCTTTGCGTTTAAATCACTTCTTTTTCTAGTTTCATTAGCAGTGCGTCTTGCTTCTAACTGTTCATCAGCTTGTGTTAATAGCTTTTGATCTAAAGGTTTAGCAGGTTGTATATCTGTTTGACGTACAGGTTGTGTTGTGATTGAGGTTTCTTCTAGCCAAGGATCAGGCTCCATCTGTTGAACGATGGGATTCTCTTCTAGTTTTTCTCCATGCTTAACTATCTTTTCTTTGATTACATTTACTTCTTCGCTTTTACTTCCATACTGAGCAATAGCTTCTCTTAACTGAAGAGCATAACCTCTAGCTTTTGTTGCATCGACAATTAAATTTGCTCTATCTATAGGTAAAGAATCAATCGCTTTTAATGGGCCACTAAGTCCAAAGTCAATAGCCCACCCTTCTACGATATTTTTAAATCGACCTTCTATAGCAGTGTCATCTGGATCAGATGTTAATTGATTAGCTAATGGAAGATTTGCTACCCAACTAAACCATTCACTGTTATCAGCCAAATCAACTAACCTTCCTTCCCATTGGTCAAACCCTGCAAAATCTATTGCCATACCTTTGGGGTTAACTGTTGCGTTATATGCAGCACCAACACCAGGGCCAAGAAGTCTTCTACCTGTAAAAGCTGCTGCTTTAGTACCCAGGTATGGAGCTAAAGCTTTAGCAGATTCTGTTGCAACTGTTGTCTGAACTGCTTTTTCTGCTGTCGAAATCTTTGAACCAACCTTTCCTATTTTGGCAAGTGAAGGGATCTTGCTTGTTTTTAATCCCCAGTTAATACCTCTAAGTGCTTTAGAAAGTAAGAACCATTCTCCAACAAATTGTGCGACACCAGTACCAAAATTTTCTACACCAGTTAAATAAGCTTGTTCATTATCTGCTCTAACTGGTTTCCAATTACCAAGACCAAGAATTGCTTTGTCTGTTTCTTGTGCTGTTGTGCCAAATCCTTCAGGTGCGATTCCTGTCCACTCACCTAAATCCCTAATCGTATCGCTACCTTCTTGAAGTATTTCAACTCCTGCGTTGTACGCCATTCTTAGTGGCGTTTTTGCTGCACCTACTAAAATATTGTCATCTCTGTCAGCAGCTAGAGCGTTATTAGGAAGTAGTGATGAGGGTGAGAAAGATTGCTGTTTTCTCTTAGGCATTGTTTCAGCCTGTATTCCTCTTTGTTGTAACTCCTCATCATCTAGCCATTGATACTGTCCATCTATAAGTGTAAGCCCCATTTTTTTTAAGCTAAACCTGACGATGTATCTATGGTACTAGGTTCCTCCACTTCAGGCTTGTTGAACTCTTGTAAAAGTTTTTCCATTTCAGCAGTTTTGCCTTTGCTTTCAATCCCATTCCATTTCGTTGGCCCATATTTAAGAAGAATAGCCATCCCTAATCTGTCTTGTATCTCAGGGGTAAATTTCTCTGTAGGTTTTATGCCTGTTAATGCCATTGCATCTCTTATTGTGTCACGCTCTAATTGATATTTACCTGCTACATGAATACCTCCAGAAGCAAACCATTTAGCCCATCCTTCTTCTGTCATTGGATATTTTTCTGTGTCGTATCCACTATCTTGAATATCTAAGATTTCTTGAATTGTCATGTTTACTAATTTCTTGCCTTTATTTGCAGGATGCTTCCCATAAGTACCACTAAAACCTAGAACTTTATCACCACCTTCTGCTCCACCTTGATTAAATGCTTCATAACCTTTGCCATCTTTATCAATACTTGATTCAACTGAATGAATAAGTTCAAGCATTTCATTTCTTAAGTTAGCTTTCTTTTTACTAAGTCCTTTGCCGTCATAATTGTCAGCTAACATTCCAGGTTGTAAACTACCAGCGATTAAAATCTCATCTTCTCTGTTATTTATAAGTGCTTGATCTTTATTATTAAGATTCTTTTCGCTTAAACCTTTTCTATAAAAATAATTCAAATGTAATTTATCTCCAGCAGTAGTAAGGTTTCTATTATTTTCTAAAGATAATCCATCAATTACTTTCTGTTCTAACGACTCAGGCATGTCTGTTCCAAATTGAACTTTGTATTGATTCTTGAAATATTCAAGAGGCTGCATCCTTGCTTTTTCTATAATTAAATTTGTGTCATAAGCATAAGGAACCCAAGGTGATCCACTTGCTAAAGCATTAATTTGTTGAGCTAATATACCTTTTTCATATAAAGCAACTGTCTTGATATCGTCTGCTAGTTGGGCATTTCTTTTTACATTGCCTCTACGTTCGCCTAAGTCTAATATTATTTCATAAGGATTAGTTCTGAAGAATTTAGACTTTGGCCCTGTCGTTAACTCTCCACCTGTTAACCTACCAAGATCTACTCCCATTGCCTCTTTATATATCAATTCATTTTGTCTAGTAAGTAACCAGTTGTTTGAATATAATTTTCGACTTGTATATAAGTTATCTCCAAACTTTCTAAATCTTTGATTTGATTCAACTAACGCATCTTCATAGGCATCAGCTATAATTTTTTTAGTAACAAAATTATCGTTTAAGGGAACAATATCAACAGGTACATAGGAACCTTTGCTTGTGTGAATAGGGCTACTACCTTCTGTCCAGTACTTTTTGTTTTGAAGAACAGGATCATTTAATGCTTCTGCTTCAGTGATTTTTAAATCAATAGCATCATATCTTTGATTTAAAGAAGCTCTATCAATAACCCTACCATTTAGTTTTATTTTCTCTCCGTCTTTAATCTTGCCTGCTTCAACAAGATTATTGTAATAATCTAAATCTTTATCCCAAGTATTTGTAAGTGTTTCTATTTCATCTAGCTCTTTTTCATAAATTGGATTCTTAGAAATAACTTGTGGTATTTCATATTTAGTTCCATCTGATTGCACAAAAGTAGTAGAAGTAACTTCTCCAGGTGTGTCACCTTTGTTGTTATCAGGAATATTATTGGTATTAATATTTTCTAATTCATTTATTCTTTGAGCTTCTACTTCAAAAATAGTTGGCCCAGTAATACTTTGTTCTTTGTTTTTTAATTGTTGGTTGCCCCACTTTTGAACTTCTTCCTGTGCTTTAGACCAAAGTGTTGAAAGTGCATCTCTTTTTTGTGAGAAATTTAGTTTATCATCATTAATTATTTTCCCTGCCTCTTGTCTATATGGCCCTAATAATTGTCTAGCTAAACCTTTTTCTTTTTCTGAAAAGAGATTATCAGCATTTGATTCACCTTCTAATAAATTACCCCCTTTCCCAATAGTTTCAAATGCTGTAAAGATAGCTTCTTCAGAAGAATCGCTAATGCCTAATAATTCTCTTGATTCAATAGTTAGATAAGTCTCAACTTGTCTTTCTAATTTGTCATAATGTTCTTTATTAATCAGTCCTTCTCTATAGCTAGTTTTAACATTAGTTAGTTTTGTATAAGGATCAACAGTAAGATCATCTACATATACATCTAAAATATCAAAAGCAGCCTGCTGTGATGGCAGTGATTCTTTCCTTAAAGTATTAATAGTAGAGTCTAGTATCTGTAGTCTTAAATTTCTTTCTGTGTAATCAACAATATTATTAATCTCTGCTCTTCTTTCTAAATAAATACTTTCTAATTTGGCATTATCAATATTAGTTAATATTTTTTTACCATCTTTTGTACCATCTGGAATAAATACTTCAAATTGATCTCTTGAATCTGTAGATGTATTTGCATCTTTTACGACAGCTAATCGTTTGGCAAGGATACTACTCTCACTATTAATTGTGTCAGTACGAACTGCTCTATTATTTTTTTCATTAAACTCATTTTTTAAATCTCTAACTTTATTGCGTAACTTGTTAATTATTGATGGTTCTAGTTCATCTATAAGCATAGGTCTTTTTCCATAGTCTTGATCGAATGGGCCAGATCTAGCATTTTCTATTTCACTTATTGCAAATTCAAGATTCTGGTCAAGGATTGCTCCATCAATCCTTCCTTGTGCATTAATTGAATTAATAAGAATAGCGTCAGATAATGTTGTGACAAGATTGCCTTGATTTGTTTTTAATTTATCTGTCGTCATTCCAGAGAAGAAGGCAGCATCATTTACCCCTGTAAGCCAAGAACCTGGTACATGATCTTCACCTTTACTATCATTATCTGCAATTAAATTATTGAGATTAACTGTATAAGCTCGGTCAAATCTTGCTTCTTGTTTCTTTGCATAAACAGAAGCTGCATTACTTTTAACGCTTTCAATAGCTGCAACAAGTTGAGGTCTTAATCTTGCTAATACTCTTGGATTGGTAACAGTTTTAGCAAGATGATCTTGTATTGCAATGTCTAATTCGCTTGGGCTTCCATCATCTGTATATGGATTAGGTTCAAAGTTAGAACCATCTTCATTTTTTAAATTCTTAAAATGATTAGGTAAGTTGGCTACTACTCTTAAACCATTTTCATATTGAACAGCACTGTCTAAAAAATCTCTAGCTCTTGGATCTAAACTTTTAATAAGCTCGTAATTAGCAAGAGCTTCTTGTTTCTTATCGTTAGGAATTTCAGGATTAGTAGAGTCTGCTTTCCATTTATTTGAAAGTTTATTGATGTCACCCAACATATTGCCATTACGTTGGTTTAGTTTTATAGCAACATCTTCTGCTCTTTCCTTTGCTAATTTATTTTCTTGTTGTTCATAAGCAAGATAAGAGGTCGTAAAATTTTGAAGATTAGTATTTAAACTTTTAAGTGATTGTGCAAGGTTATCTAGGTCAGGACTTGGTT